TCGCGCCCCACACGGGGCGCGTGGATTGAAATTGAGCGAAGATTGTTTTTCTGCCCCGGCGGCGGGTCGCGCCCCATACGGGGCGCGTGGATTGAAATGTCCGGGGGCGCAGGGGCGCGGGCGCGTCGGGATGTCGCGCCCCATACAGGAGACGCAGATTAGCACAAGAATCAAAACGCGCGAAAAACGGGGAGCAGCTTGCCGGAAGAGATACGGATCTGGTCAAGAACAGTTGACCAGAACGTTTTACGAGCTTGCTTGTCCAGAGCGTCATAGTACTCTCGGAAGTTATCAATGGATTTAACGTAATCCAGGAACGTTTCTTTTGAAGGCTGCAGAGCAATTATCTGGGTGTTGAGGTCACTGTATCGGGCATCAAATTCTACGCGGGGGATCATTCCCTCGACATAGAGCTCCTGCAGGCGCGCTTGTTTAGCGCGGATGCTTTCGGCAGAGAGTTGTATTTTTTCAGTGTCCTCCTTGTAGGAGATTTTTTTTACGTTTGCCCGATATCGTTTTAGTGTGTGGTCAAGTTTGTCCAGCAGATCGGATTCGACGCGATCTTCGCGCCAATACGTTTTGTAGGGGTAATCGCTATGTGTGTAGTTGCGGCAGACGTAATATATGTACGTCCGCTTTTTGGTGTGGCTGTATGCTGGCGTGAGCACTCTGCCGCAGTTTGGGCAGCGCAGCAGTCCAGTGAACAAGTAGATGTTTCCGCTTCGAGGGTAACGGGTGCGCCCAGCAAAAACTTTTTGGACTTGAATAAGGGTGTTCTCATCGATAAGCGGCGGACAAAAGTTTTTGACGCCGTAATACTCCCCGACATATATGCGGTTTTGCAAAGTACGCCCGATGCTGCTATCGGATTTTCTATAACCGTATTTCTCTCGCAGCATGCGGGTTGTGCCAAGGACGGTGCGATTGATGAGGAAAAATTGAAACATTTCGCGAGCCATTTCTGCTTTTCGTTGGTCTATATGGATTCGTTTGTCTTTGCCGACGCGATACCCAAGGGACATCTGGCCTGTGATGACTTTGCCTTCGCGACGATGCCCATCAAAAATGTAACGGATGCGGTCGCCCGTCTGGTCGCTCTCATGCTGAGCGATCGAGAGTTTAAGATTGAGGAGGAGGCGGCCGTTTGTGGTCGTTGTATTAAAGTTCTCCTGCGTGCACTCCCAAAGCACGTTATACTGATCAAGGATTTCCTGGAATTTATAATAGTCGGCGATATTCCGGAACCACCTATCGAGGCATTTAAACACGATAATATCTATGGATCCCGTCTGCACGTCCTCGAGGAGCCGCTGCAGGCTTCTGCGGCGACTGAGGGCTTTGCGGGCGGATGTACCCTCATCAGCGTAAACGCCGATGAGGACGTAGCCTTGCTGCTCGGCGTAGCGGCGCAGGTCGTACTCCTGCTCGGCGAGGCTGTAGCCGTGGCGTGCCTGCTCATCTGTTGATACGCGGATATAGAGCGCCGCGCGTTTTTTTGTGGACATAAAAATACACCTCCGGGTAATTTGCATATAGCAAACAAGCCCCGAGGTGTGATATACTTTTGTTGTTTGGTGGGTATACCCTCAGGGTTTATCTGCTTCTGCCGCTCATCGTGTTGGCGCACGGTGGGCGGCTTTTTTTATCGTGAGAATTTTTCTATGCGTTTGTATTCTTTTTATTTTGAGCTGTTGGCAACTTTATTTGAATTTCTTGAAAAGCTTCTCCCATACCGAAACGATTGCATCGTTCTTATTTATATCAATGAGCTTCTGCTTAGCACCTTTGGCTAAAGAAACCTTATAGCCTTTAGGTAATTGAATGTTATATTTCTGAGCAAAACTTTCTAGTTGCGGGATAAGCGGCATATCTTGATTGGGGGTAAACTCATCATCTTCAATATCTCTGAGTAACCGAGTGATACCTTGCTCCAAACAAGTGAATGGAATAATATCCTCAATCTCAGAATCATTCAGATCAAGCACATCTTTTATCTCGATGACTTTTTCTTTTGATTCTGCATATAGCTCCTTGAGAAGTACTTTTTTGTAATCTTGTCCTGATTTATCCGAATCGACAACAACGTATGGCAGGCCCTCATTTCCCGGAGATACTAGACTTGCTACCGGACGAATTGACTTTACCCCACCAACAGGGATAAAGATAATCTCTTTTTGAGAGGCGAGTTTTTTGTTTCTGATGAGGAACAGTTTTATCGCATTTAGATAATATTGATCAGATACACCTTCAACAATAATAGGCATGCATCCTTGGAGCAATATGTCCGAGACACTCAGTCCTAATGCAGCATGAACCGCATAAATTGATGTCGAGTGCTTGGGATCTTGTGTTGCTCTTAAATCTTCGGATAATACAGTATGCCCACTATCATCGACATAGGCTAATTTTACATTATCGATATTATTTGTATCGACTAGAAAAGGAGAGTGAGTAGTGTGTATGATTTGATTGTTTTCCGCCAAACTTTGGAAGAAATGAACTAAATCCTTTTGAGCTAATGGATGCAGGGAGAGGCCTGCTTCATCTAAAAGAAGAATAGCATTTGAAAAAGTTTTTTCCGTCTCTACCAAGAAAGTCAGGTAAAAACTCAAAAACCACTGTAATCCTGTACTTCGGGACTCTAAATCAACTTTAGCGGGGCGTTTCTCATCTGACACCCAGATTTTGAAAGAATTCCCATCAGCGCGAAGAGAGAAATCATATGTCCCTTGTTTCCACCAGTCGCGAAATTCTGTAGTTAGCTTTGCAGAAGCAGAATCCAATAAAATCGTTCGCTCATTTTTCTTTGCTGAAAAGTCTTTTAACTGTTCTTCTGTTGGGTTGGGGAGTAGGTTTCCATAGCTGTCAACCATAGCATCTTTCCCGAGTTCGAGAATTTCCCGAGGCTCTAAGTTGATAAAAGAAAATAAGATGCGTAAGGTTCTGACTTTAGCCGCTGTAGTTCCAGTCAGATCAGATCTATTCATATCGTTTATTACAGTTGGCAAATAGATTTCAGAATCCAGATTACCGTAGTTTGAATAATAAACGAAATGGGGGATAGCAGGCTTGAGTGTTTTTGAAAATAATTCTCCAGCATAAACTATATCTTTTTTTGCTAGAATATTCTTTTCAGTCTCACAAATACTAAGCAACGCATCGAAAGAATCCCCATAATTTACTTCTGAAAATACAGAGAGTTCATCGTATATCTTGATTGCAGTTTCTTTTGTTAATATTTGTGCTTTGGCGATACTTGAATAGAGTTGATTCACGCAAGAAATTAATGTTTCTCGCTGCTCAGTGGCCAAATCTTCTGGAATATTATCGTCACTAAAATCTTCCAAAAATTGCTGTAACGCATCCTGTACCGTTTTAGAAGGGCGCGATTCTTGTATTTTTAAATTAGGAAAATCAAGGAAGTAGCGGCCAGAATACTTTCTACCCAGATGTAATATATAGAATTCTTCTTCCTCGAAATTCCCATATTCGACCAGTTTTTTTAGAAGGTCTTTGTCCTCAGTTAGATCCCAATACGTCTCTATAAAAGAGAGCTTTTGGCACGAGTCTTTAAGTTCGGCATATCTTTCACGCGGAAGATCGGCGAGAAGATTTATCTTTCCATCATCAGTGACTGGGTTTAACTTCCAAAGAGCCAACAAAATATTCGATTTGCCAGACTCATTCACACCAATAATATTTGTGATATTGTTCACGTCAACCCATGTACTATCCTCTATGGATCGAAAGTTTTTTATTCTAAAGCGGGTTAATTTCATGATATACATTCCTTTCCACATAGATTTCTGATATAATGAAATTGTTAAGCAATCGTGCTGGGGCATGCAACACTTTTACGAACCTATGCAGCGCAACGTAGGGAGCGAAAGTGTGCTAGACGATTGCTTTTCCTATTTTATACATATGGCTGACCGCCTGCCTAAAGGCGGTCTTTTTATGCCTCACGCATCTACAACACAGCCCTGTCGCTCCAAATCGTGCAGATACGCGACGGCTTTGCCCAAGATGCGGATGTCATCGCAGTCGCCTTTGTGATATACCATGGGCTTGTACTTGGGGTTGGATGATACGAGTGTGACAGAATCGGCGTCGCGGTAGAAGTGCTTCAATGTGGCGTCGCCGTCGATGAGGACGGCGGCGATCTCGATGGTGAGCGGCTTTTTTATTTTATGGGTATCATATCGTGCACATGCACGGAATGGTCTGGCATTTTGTCGGCATCGGCAAAATATCAGGCGTAAAGGATTGCTTTACAACTGGGAAGAAATCGTAGAATTTTCCACGTTGTCCGCCGTGGTGAGAAGAAATCGCGGATTCTTACTAGGTGTACGGGAGTGCGTCTACCTTACTTTTCGCGGAAATTCACGCTTCTACTTGACAAATAAAGTCAAGCAAAGTGCCATAAATCGGGTGAAAAGTAAAGCGGCAATACCGTGATATGATAAAGGAGATTGTCGGATGCCTTTATTTTTCGCTGCTTTTTACGTCTATCCATAGGCTTCTTCTTTGCGGCGAAGTATGCTATACTTGATGCGTTGCCGCCCCTAGACATGGCAATGGAAAGGGGGTGCGTGTATGACTGTTATCTCGTTTATTCTCTCCGTCTTGGCTGGAGTGATCGCCAATCACATCAGCAAATGGCCCGACGAGAGAGACGACGGCGACGAGCCTAGGCGTTAGTCCCTGCCTGCACAATGGGAACAGAAAAGCCCCCAAGATGCTACCTTGGGGGCTTTTCGTGCGCTTAGACTATTATCTCGTTTGCCACCCATAGTATAGCATATTCGGTTGTTTATGTGCAAGTCATTCCTGCCGCCTACGGGCGGCTTTTTTCATGCCCTTTTCGCGTTTCCATCTTCGGATGCTGACCGCGCCTTTCTTTCGGCAAGCAGCTCGGCTTCGATTTCCTCGTCCGTCAAGGGAGCGGTGCGCTGCTTTTCGGCAGCGGGTGCGTCCTGTTCTTCGGCGGGCGGGGCGGCGTCCAAGTGACGCGCTGCTTCCAAGAAGTCGAAGAACGCTCTTGAAATAGAATCGCGCTTCTCATCGCTCATGGAGAGGAAGATTTCCATAAGCTTTTTCTGTTCTGCCGACATATTCATCTGCTTTGCGAGGGAATCCACAAGGCTTGCGTCGCTCTCGACATACATATCGCCTTCGCCCGTACGAAGCCAATGCTCAGAGATATTGAATATGGAGCAAATCGCTTTTATGTGCCGATCGGAAACATCGCGCTTATGTGATTCAATCATAGAAATTCCAGTTTGGGTGAAGCCTAATGCTTCAGCAAACTCAGATTGATTTTTTCCCAAGGCGTTTCTCACGGCTTTGAAGCGTTCGTTTATCGTCATATAACCACCCCCTTTGCATATATAATATCACAAAAATATAAAAACGCAAGAAATATATTGCCATAAATATATTTATGTAATATTATGATGATGTAAATAATCACAAACAGATATAAAAGGTGGTGAAAAACATGACAAAAGAATAATGGACGGAGCTTGCT